TTGGGTAAAACCTATATTGAATGTACTTATTGATGGATTAGGTTCGGGACGAGCTGAATGTATGCAAAGACAAAAACAAATAGAAGTACAACCTATTGAAACAATAAGAGGTACATCATTTGATAATAGTATAATAATTGTAGACGAGGCGCAAAATTTAACTATAGATGAAATTAAAGCAGTGACTACTAGAATTGGTGAAAATACTAAATTGATATTATTAGGTGACCCAGCTCAATCTGATTTAAAGAATAGTGATTTGATTAAATTTGTAGATTTATGTCATCAGTATAGAGTGCCGGCGCCCATCGTAACTTTTAGTATTAAAGATATCGTTAGGTCTGATATGGTAGCTAACTTAGTTAAAATGTTCGCGAAGGCTGGAATCTAAGAGACTGATTTTATATTCAGTAGCACCTTCAAAAGGAATCAAGCTACCTTTATGTAATACCGAAAAAGAAGTATTTTTTTTAGATTTTATCGTTATTTTTTGCGCCATTTGTATACGTTGAATGTTCAAAGTATAAAAACTTAAATGACGATGTAGATGTGATATATTCTACGTCTTGTCTGGCCGCATCAAATTGTGGACCATCTAGTGATATAGGAAATGCATCAAAGAACTTCCATTCAGCCAAGGGCTTTAAATCTGCATCTGCTGCAAATAAAGATATATTAGACATTGTACTTAAGAATCCTGGCTCTCTAGCATCAGGTCTAGCTGTCACATTCTTTTTTGTGTATTCAGCAAATTGTTCATATGATTCAGGTGCAATCATACCTTTCATCCATTCCAGTATTTGTCTATAACCTTGGAAATGTTTATCAACTAAAAAAGTGACATCTAATTGTGCATAGTCTAATGTATCACCAGGAACTGTTCTATTAGTGTTATATGGATTTGATAAAGGTAATTCACCAGCACTTATAACTGGTGCATTTACTTGTTGCACAGTGTATACTATATCAGGTGCTCTATCTATTGTTAAAAAGAAGTGTTGAGGTGCTGTGAAACTTAGCTCAGTTTGTCTGGCTAAGACGTCTGAAAAATTTTTGCTAACCATTAGCTATCTACCTTGGCGCCAGCTCTCCACTGATAGCATGACCAATATCTGGCTTTCCACTTTGGTCCAGGATCAGCACAATTATGTCTTGCTCTAAATGATGCTCTTCTAGCTGGGTCATCTCTTTTGATTTCCATTTTTGGGTCACCAAATCTAACCATAACAACATTACCTTTTGGACCTTTTACGTATACTTTAAATTTTGATTTACCATCACTTACCCGCATTGGGTCATTTAGTTTTACTTTTGTGCCTTGGTATTCTGCCTCTGTGATATTGTGGTCAAATACTTTATCACAATCTTCGCAACAAAATTCTTGAAAGTTTTTCATATACTATTTATATTTAGGATAAAAAAAAGGGAGTCCGAAGACTCCCTTTTAAAATTCGTTATCGAACGTGGCTTACACGTTGTCAACTCTGAATTTTCTGTAGTACATGTTTGAATCAGGAGCATGTAAACCTTGAGATTGGATAGTTCTAGAAGCGAACGGGTTTGAAACCATTCCATATCTAGTTTTAAATCCAATTTTAGGTTGGAATGTTTCCTGACTAACCGCACGAACCATTTGTAATGGAACGTAAGGACAATAGAACATACCTGCATCCATATTGTTAGTACCTTTATAACCAACAACAACATAGTCGCCGTTAGTTGCATAAGGATCAACATAGACTTTTGTACGTCCATTTAGTACTCCAGCAAACGTACCACTAGTTACGTCTACATTTAGATTATCTTGTAATCCAGATGTATAGTCTAGTAGTCCAGCCATTGTTAAAGCTGATGCAACGTTAGCAGAACAAAGGATAAAGTTTCCTTTTCCTCTTCGAGTTTCAAATGCAATTTTATTACATTCTTTTTCGATTTGCATCATAAGGCCTTTTTGTCTCTCAACAGACCATCTTCCTTGACCGTCAGCGATCAAGTCGAATATTCCGTTAGTAGTTAAGCCTTGTGCTCCGTATTTAGCCTGAGATAGGATTGTGTGTACAACTTCTCTATTGATTTCCGCTAGGATTTCAGTAGAAAGAATGTTAGCTAATTCAGCCTCAGCGTCCAAACCGTGGACAGCTTTAAGGTCTTGAACTAGTTCCATAGTGTATTCACTTTTGAGAGCTCTTGTTTTAGCTTCAACAGCTGTTCTCTCAATTGTGAAAGACATTTCACGGAAGTTGTCACCTTCTCCTTCTCTTGTGTTCATTCCGAAAGAAGTATTTCCTTCAGCTTGTCCACTTGGCATATAGCCAGAGTTTAGGTTAGGGTTTGCAGTAACTGTGTCTACAAATGGGTCATTCACAGGTGTGATTGATCCAGTATCAGTTACGGGGTCAGAGTCAGCAGTGCTAACACCATCATTTTTAGCTCTAGAGACAGCGAATGGATTTCCAGCCGCGTCCGTGTTGCTTCCTGCAGAGTGCGTATTAGGTTTCCCTGTATTAAACGCAGTACCTGAGAAGTTAGAGAACGGTTCGTCGTACATGGCTTCAATACCAAGACCATTACCATCGCCACTAACACCTTCGTTAGTATTGTTGTATCTTGCTCTTAGCGCGAATATAAGACCAGTTGGAGCGTTCATAGGTTGAACACCACATAAGTCAAATGCCATCATTTGTGGAACCGCACGTCTAACTAGAGATATAATGATAGGGTCATAACCAGCTCGACCAGTAGCGTTTACAGCACTATTCGTGTTTGCTCCACTCATAGCACCACCAAAGCTAGCACCAGATAAAGAAGCTTCTTCTAAGTTTTGCTCCTCTGCTAATGCCTTCTCTGTATTTTCGAGAACTTGTGCAAGAACAGCTTTCTTATCACGCTCATCTACTTTTGGTAAATCTTCGTGTTCGATTACTGGAGCCCATTTCTCTGTAAGTACGTCGTATGACATGGTTTTTCTCCTAAGTTAATTTAAGTTAGATTATTAATTTTCTTAAAAATCGTTGGTTTTTTCATTCTTATTTAAGTGCAGTTTTAGACAAGTATCTAACGTACTGCGAAACAACTGGGTTTCCAGTTCCTTCTACTTCAGGTTGGCTTTCGCCTTCCTTCCCTGCGAAAACTTCATCACCATAAGATGACAGAGCTTTGGCTGCAGTTTCTGGAGAATCAAAGTAGGACTCTTTGAGAGCCTCTAGCTTCTCTTTGTACTCATTAGTACTACCAGCTTCTACACTGTCTCCCAATTTTTCTAGGCGTATCTTTTGGGTTTCAGTTAAACCTTCACTTACTTCAGTAGTAATGTCGGCTTTTTCGTAAGCTAGTACCTTCTCTTGCAGCTTTTCAACAAGTTCGTCTTTCTCACCAATTTGGTCTTTATATCCTTCAACCGCCTCGGTAAGTTCATCAACAACCTTAATATCATCTTCAGGTATGTCAATGTAATTCTTTTCAAATAGACCTTTAAGGTCTTTTATAAAGTTCTCAGCTATTTCTGTTCTTAGAGAATACTTAATTTCTAAAGCATTTTCTTTTAGCCACTCTTCAGTAGCATAGTCAGTATATTTAGAGAACTTTTCTTCTAATTCTTTGATTCTATCAGCATTTTCAGCTTCTAATTTTTCTTCGATTTCAGAAACTTTAGCATTTACTTTTTCATTTACCGCAGTTTCAAAGACTATAGCAGCTTTAGATTTGAAATCTTCATCAAGGTCAACATCTTCTTCCATGTCATCCTCTTTTTCATCCATATCTTTTTTCATTTCTTTAGGCTCTTCTTTAGTCTCTTTAACGTCATCTTCTTCTTCATCCATGTCGTCTTTAGCCATTTCTTCCATATCTTTTTTCATCTCCTTAGGCTCATCCTCTTCCTCGTCCATATCATCTTTTTTCATTTCTGATACGCCTTTTTTAGGATCGGAATCATCTTTCATTGGAGTTTCAACTGGGTCTTTACCTTGGTCATGAGGACCTTTATCAGCTTCAGCTTCTTCTTTATCAACATCGCCTTTAGCCATATCTAAAGTAGCTTTATCTTGCGGTGGTAAATTCTTATCATTAGCATTTTTTTCAATTTCAGTAGGTTGCTTTTCAGCTTTTACTTCATTAGCATCCTCATCCATTTTTTCGTCTTCTTCTTTTTCCATGTCCTTCATTTCTTTTTTCTCATCGTCTTTATGGGACATTTCTTCGACTTCTTTAGTTTCTTTCTTTTCGTCTTCTTCCTCGTCCATATCATCTTTTGCCATTTCTTTAACTTCTTCTTTGGCACCATCTTTACGGACTTTAGCTAAATCAGCTGCGTCGATGTCTCCATCGCCGTCTTTATCTAATTTTTTCTGATCACCTTTAAGCTCTTCTTTTTCCATATCTTTAGACATTTCTTCGACTTCTTTAGTCTCTTTTTTATCGTCTTTTTTATCTTTGATAGCTTTTTGTAGAGCAGGTGGTAATTTTTTCTGGCCAGCAGATAATTCTTCTTTAACGTCATCTTCTTCTTCGTCCATGTCGTCTTTTTTCATTTCTTTTGGCTCTTCTTTAGTCTCCTTAACTTCGTCTTCTTCCTCATCCATATCTTTTTCAGCTTCTTCTTCTTTAGTTTCAGCTACTTTTTTCTTTGGATCAGAATCGTCTTTCATTGGAGTTTCAATAGGGTCTTTTTCTTGGTCGTGAGCAGGTTTATCAGCTTCTACTTCAGCAGATTCGTCTCCGCCACCAGTACCTTTATCACCACCTTTGTCAGTCATTGGCTCTGCACCTGTTTCATTTTTATCTGGCTCAGCAGTTGGAGCGGCCGCTTGTTTATTAGCCAAAGTTTCTTTTTCGTCTGCAGGTAATTCTTTATCGTTGACGTTCTTTTGAACAGTAGTATCTTGGCCCTCAGTGACTTCTTCCTCTTGAGGGTTTTTGATTTCGTCTTTTTTAGTCATATCAGCTTCTTTTGCTTGAAGGTTTTTCTCCATCAAGTCTTCTATGACTTCAATAAGACCTTTTTTCTCTTCGTTATCTGACATTTTGCTATAGCTCCAAATATTAATTTATTTATTTTTTATTGATTCTCTAAGAACCTTTTAAACAATTTTAGTTTTGTATTATTTAATTCTCTACGACCGGCCTCAAGCAACTCTTTTCTAGCTTTTTCAAGGTCGATTCTTTGCCATACACCTGACTCATATATCCAATCCGCTTGCTCATAAACTCCCTCAACGAAAGCCTCTTGAGCAGATGGGTCAAATACAACATCAGCTGCTGTAGTTAAGACAAAATCTTCTTGCACTTCATTATATCCCTGACGAGTCATTCTCAAAGAACCTAATCCTCGAGATGAAACACCAATTTTTACGCCATCGTCAAGTAGATTTTCAACGATTTTACCCATTGGAGTACTAAGGACTTGTGCTTTTCCTTTATAGTAATAGCCATCTCTAGTTAACTCTTTCGTCATGATAGCCGCTCTTTCAGGGTTTACAACCGGCTCAGCCGGGTGGTTTAATTCACCTAGTGCTCTTGACTGGGCGATATAATCTTTTTTATAAGCTTCAACAGCTTTATCCATTACGTGTTGAGGATAAACACGTCCATTTCTATTTTGTTTTTCTGCTTGTAAGAATGGACCTTGGATAAATTTCCTTTTTTGTTCTTTACCTTCTGTAAGAACTTCAAGGTCATTGAATGAAATATCTTCTTTGATTAATTTCATTATTGTCCTCTGAATACGATAACGGCGTTTGGTGATGTACCACTAATGACTACATTGCCTTTTGCTTGTGCAATAGCAACTCCACCAGTCATATTAAAGTCCCATTTACCAGTAGCAAAAACTTTGCCGTCAATAGTAATTGCATTAGGACCCATATTAACTACAGATTCCATTTTAATTGGTCTCATATAATGATTGATATTTTTTTCATCTGAGTCTGATGCTGGTGATTGGCCTGGACCGTAAATATTTTTTACTTGATAAGTAAATGTAAATGCATCTGAATCAAGTGTTGCAGCAGTGTCTATATGATAGACTACTCTGTTTCCTTGTGATGAACCTTGAATCCCTACGGATTTACTAACAACTGTATTTGCCATATCTTATTTATTCCTTTAAGTACCTGAGTAATTACGTGACCTTGTACTTACTCTTTTTTTAGTAATTCTTGATTTTAGTGCAGCTAGTTTCTTTTTACCTGCTCCCATTGCTCGTTTTGCTCTTTTTAGTTTGATGCCTGTTCTACGTAATCTAGCTTTTTGTGTACCAGTTTGAGGTATACATCTATTACCCTGTAATCTAGTTCCTTTTGGACATCTTTTTCTTTTTGTAATTCTTCCTTTAGACCTTCTAAAAATAACTCTTGCTCTACCTGGTTGTGCTTCATCAAATGTAGTCATCCCATCTTCTAATGGGTCATCCATACTTTCTGGTAAATCTTGGTCTACTAAATCAAATGAATCAGCAAACATAGCATCTTTGATTTTTAAGTAATTATTAACACCATCATCATAATAGTCTCTCATACCATCAATTTCAAATTCTACATCCATTATTTCGCCATACTCATCAGGTATAAAATCGTAATAAGTTTCTGGACATGAACAATCATCATCGTCATCTGGACAATCACATATAGTATCATTTAAATCAGTTTCTAATTTTTCATCCAATTCAATTTCATAATCAAATTGTACTACTTCTTGAAACTTTTCAATAGATACTTCATCATGTATTTCTTGTAATACATCTTCATTTATAATGTGGTCTGGTTTTACTTCAATACCTTCAGATACCTGTGCCTTTACTTTAGCACGGTGTTCGTCAAACTTATTTTGTTTCCAGTTTCTAAGATTGCTCATCAGTTTCTACTTGTTTTGTTTCTGTTTCTGCCTCAGGAGAAATCATTTCTTTTGCCATTTCCGCTTTCATATCAGCTAGTTTCTCAAAAGCTTTTTGGTCTAATTTCTCTTTCGCATCAGACTTGAAACCTTGTTCGTCATTTAATAGTTCTTTAAGTCCACTCATAATTTATTTATACTCCCTTAGCCTCTTATCATATCCATCTCCAATTGGAGATTTTGTTTTAATTGTTCTTCAAGCTCGTCTTTTTCACCTTTACCTTCATCATAGAGAGCTTGACCATTTAACTGAACACCACCTGGTAATTCAGTATTCTCATACTTTTTCAAGTTTGAGCCCCACTGCATCTTTAATAATGCAGATGAATACTTTTTAATCCATATATCATTGTAAACATCGCCATATATCTCAGGGTCAGTTGCTTCATAACATTCAATTAAGAAGAACTCTCCTTTTTTAGGACGTTTCCAATCAATATCTAAATAAAGTCTGTTTTTAGCTTTACTAAATCTAATTGCTGGTGATGTGTTTAATAAGAAATCTATGTGTTCAACATACATTTTTTGTATGTAATATCCAGTAATTCCTGAACCAGCTGCATTACCATAGAATGCATCAAAGTTATTTAAGAAGTATTGATATTCATAATTGTACATTCCAGATTGAGCAAAGCTATCTACTTTTGATACTCTAGATATTTGTATGATATTTTCTGGTACTCTTATTCCTACTTGTCCACCTTCAACTAATGCATATGAATCTCTTAAGTACAATTGTTCTTTTGTGTAATTTTTTCTGAATACTTTATTATCTGAGTCTAATGCAAGGTCACTATCTGTTTTTACATAAACATTAAAACCAGAATCTGAATCTGTATTTTTACTTGGATTGTGAAATACTCTTGCACCTTTTTTATATTCAGAATCATGATTGAAAACTGGTGCTGTAATATCTTGATGACGTCTTTGATTTTCAGCTATTACTTTAGCATTTACTTCTAATACTCTATAAGTTCTTTCATTACCGTCATAGTGATACTCTTGATACATTTTAATTGCATCATCGATACAGTCTTCTAATTGCACATCAGATACTTCTACGTTTACAACAGGTGCTCCACACCTACGTAGCATATAATCAGCTAAACTTTGTTTACTTTTCGGTAGTGCCATCTATATTTTCCCGTGATTCACTGTACATGTCCATTTGGTCATCTTCAGTATTTATTTGACCTCCATCGATCTCTTTCATTATTTCACGGTCAATCCTAGCAATATCGTCTTCAGACTGGGCTAAGATGATTTTTCGCACATATTCAATAGAGAAATATTTACCAACATATTCAGTAGCATCTCTTAATAGATTCATCCTGTCAGTTAGTAGTTCTACATCTTTAAGTTCTTTAAAGTGTGTGTCTTCTATGAAATCAAATGTAATATGAGTTCTCATATCATCAAATTCTTCAGCAGTACAAATACCTTTTAATGAACATTGTACTCTTAGTATTTCATTAAACAATTCACCAAATTGTTTCTTTAATCTAGCTACAAACTTACCAAATTTAAGTTCATCTCTTGAAATATCAGAAGCTCTACCAATTTGGAATGCTGTATCAGCACCATTTACTCTTGATAAAGGAACGTTAAGAGCTTCATATAATTTGTTTTTAAAATATATGATATCATCGAGGTCACCTAGATTTTGGCCACCAGGTAAAGTGGTAATCTCTGTTGCTCTTCCGTCTCTTCTTGGTAGCCAAAAATCTTCCAAGACACTCATAAATTTACGACTGTCCCTGATAGCACCAGTGACTGGGTCATAATCTATTTTGTTTCTAAATCTGTTTTGCATATCTCTAAGATACTGCTCTGCTTTTATCTTTGGTAAATTACCAACATCAATATAGAATATTCTTCTTTCTGGAGCTCTTGCTATTCTGTAAACAATTAATGAGTCTTCCATAGACCTTAAGTTATTGAATGCTTTTACAGCTTTATCTAAATAACCTATAATCATACCTTTATTTTTATCTACTATACCAGATGGACAGAATACTACAGAGTCTTTTGATAACTTAACTGCTGCACCCATATCACCATCAGGTGAAAATTCAAAATGTTCTTCTATATCTTCTAAGAAAGGCATTCCTGTTTTAATATTTTTTGAATAGATAGGTTTAATTACTCTTTTCATTTTAAGAGCATCAATAGGTCTTAATTCTTGTATACCGTCTTTTGGACTTTTTGCATCTATGATTACTTGATAATATAATCTACCATCAACATACCACTGTCTAAATGTTTCATAAGATTTTTTCTGAAATCTTACTAACTCTAATATTTTTTGGAATTCTGTTCTAATAAGCTCTTTAATTCGGTCATCCATATTTAGATTATCTAACCTAATTGATACAGGAGCTCTATCATGTTCTACTACAAAAGCTTCATTAACAATATCATCAATAGCCATATCAGCTTCTGGATAAAGTGCTACTTCTCTATATGTAGATATAAGGGCGTGTTCGGTTCTGGCTTTATCGTCTTGTTCATACGTATAGCCTATACGTCCACCTACCGGTAAATCGGTTCCATCGTCTAATTGAACCGGTACTGGAGAGGGTATTTTAGGTGATTTTTCTGGTGATATTAACTCAAAGCCAAATAAATCTTCTTTTTGTTCTGCCATGTTTCTCCTAACACTGTTTTGTCATAATATGCCGCTTTAGTATTATACTAAAACGTACGCAATAATTCTTAACCGACGTTGTCGGTAGTGTTCGAAGTCCAGAATTGATATCTGATAGTTGCAGAGAACTCTGAGATTGTATCGGCTGTGTCAAACGATACATCAATTGGATCGATTGTAGTCGGGAAACAACCACGTAGAACTATTGATTTATTCACTTGGCCATCTTTGCCGATTTGCTCGACAGTCCAATCTTGAACGAATGAAGCAAAATCAGTAGCATCAATTCCGCCCGCCGAAGTATTACCAACATGCGTATTAATATTATTACTCCATGATTCCATTGCATTTCTTATAGCAAAGTTGTTATCATTAATCACGGTTATCGTCCAAGGTTGAAATTTTCTATCACCTGGTAGATATAATTCTCTTCCACGGTAAGGAACCATAATCTCTGATAATTCAGAACCAGGTAATTGTGCTGTTTTAATCATGAATGAACCAAGTTGTACTAGTCCAAGCCCAGTTGAATCTGTATTAGTGATTCCAGCTGGAAATTGTGGTATTACTCTAAATTGGTTGGCTCTTGCGCCACCACCGATTAAAGCTGCTTTAAAATCATCTATTCTTGCCATTCTATTATGCTCCTGCTACCTCTTCAAAACTAACTCCACTTCGTACTGCTACAAAGTTAAGTGTAATGAAGTTTATTGAACGATTCGGTTTGATGTAGATATCAGCCACGAATCTGTTTCCATCGATTACTGCTGCCGTGTTGTTTGAAGCATCACAGACTACTTTAAAGTCCGTCATTCCTCGTCTTGACTTAACATCTGCTAAGAACGGCTCTACCGCGGCTACGAAATTTGCTCTTGTGAAATCATCATTGAATTCAAACAATTGGAACTTAGCAGCTGTAGCAATTGCTTTTTCTAATACAATGAATAACCTTCTAACATTAATTCTATCAAATGCTGATGGTTTGCTTAATGCTGTTTTATCACCAAATAGTAATGTTCCCTGTCCTTTAAATGTAACGACTGGGTTAACTCTAGATTTGTATAATTCATCTCTTTCAGCTTGTGAAGGATTATATTGTAATTTAACTACGTTTTTGTAGAATCCTCTGTTTAAACCAGCTGGTGAGAACCAAGCATCATTAGTAAATTCTGCTCTTGCTGTGACTCCTGCAGTATCTGGATTTAAAGGCATATTAAAGAACTCGTCATTATATCTATCATATTGACGTTTCCAACCTGAATCAAATACTCCGTATGAGTTTGAATTCCAATCTGAGAAATAATCAACTATTTTTCTAGCTGATGGACTGTTTACAGCCACTGTTTCAGATGGTGATATAAATGCCATTGCATCTTTTCTTGCTTTAGCACCAGCCATTACATATTTACCGACTGTAGTGCTATGTTCACCAGTTATTAATAAGTTTACATCTTCAGTTTCAGCATCTAGTAATTTATCGTATGCTGCCATGATTGCTCCATCTGTGACAGCTGAACCATCATTACCATTCTTAAGCAGTGCTTTATAGATTGGTGTACCTGAAGTTTCAGATGGTAAATCTGAATCATATGTTCTTTTCAATGTAGCAAATGAACCTCTTGCAATAGAAGTAATAGTTGCACCTGGAGTATAATTAGCTCCACCTGCGCCTGTTGCTGTAGTACCAAAGTTATTTACTAAGTATACCCATTGTGATTGATCGTTTACTTTATTTACAAAGAAGTTATTAGCATTGTTTCCATCTTTACTGTTTGCAGCTTTTGATAGGAAAGAATAAGTTTCTAATACTTCGTTTGCTGTGCCAGTAGGTCTATCATTTAATGTGTAAACCATTACGTGGCATTCGTCTCTTAAATCTGAATCATAAGTTTTTGCCCAGTCAGATGTGCCTGGTACTGCATCAAAGTAATCTCTAAGTTTAACACTACCAAATACGTTTGTTGTATTATATGTATCTGAATCTAGTTGACTGTCTACAATTAGTACACCAATATCATTACCAAGACTACCTGGGAATCTTGCATATACGTTTGATGTTAAACCTGTTTTGTCTGATGAAAAATCATTTTCGTTTTGAATATTAGCATCTGAATCTACTGCATTATCAGAGTCACCCATTGATGCGTTTAAAGCTCCAGTTGCTGATGCACGAACTACTTTACAAGCATTTGCATAAGATAAGAAATTAGCTGCAGCATACCAATCATCTCTGACGTATCCTGCGTTAGTGCCTTTTCTCGGCTGTCCGTGTTTGTTTAATAAATCTTGCTCTGAAGATATTAATGTGACTTCATTTACAGGACCCCACTCGAAACGTCCTGCAAAACCACCAATCGACGTGGCGACGGCTGGTACAATATTTGTAAGGTCTGTTTCTTTGACCTGTACTCCTGGGCTTACTAGAAATGCCATGTATGTGACTCCTTAAGAATTCTTTATAGTTTATTTATTTTTTAACAATCTACTGAGGTTGTTTTTCCACAGTCCCTCTACAGTTCTATTTATAATTGTCAATCATTAGAAATTTGGGTCAAAGTTCTGATAAACCTTGTCAAACCATTCTGGTTTTTCATCTTCATCTACATTAATTGGAGTCCATAAATCTCCTGATTGGTCCTTTTCGCCTAAATAAGTATCATTTTCAGACAACCATCCGATTGGCATATCATCTTTATCTTCTATTTTATCTTTATACATAAGTCGAGAAGCATTTAATTCAGTAAGTTCTTTCCAATGCTCACAACCTGATGCCCACCCAAACAATACTAAACACATAACTAAATCATCATTTGTGCCTGGCTCTGCTGCAAATGATGAACCTGACTCACCTTTTCGTACAAAAGTTGTGAGTTCTACGTATATATCATAGTCTTCTACAATTAGTTTATCAGCTTCTATCAATGATTTTATATTAGAACAACCACTAGTTTTAACTGAATGTGATGTAGTCACACCTAATTTTGCACTTGGACCACCACCTAATTGGTGTCCTGCTCTTCCTTTTGATGATGACCTTAATAAATTTTCATAACTTAATTCAAAATGTAAGTCATTTAATACTTGTGCACCTAAATCATTTGCCTCAACTAACACATGCGCATCATTAAAATGTTTTCCTACATTAGATATAAATTGTGGTAATACCATTGGTGATATTTCATTTGACCTAAATTTAGCTACAGCTTTATATGGAACAGTTGTAATATCAAACACTACAAATGCTGAATAATCTAATCGAATACCTCTAGCTGTATCACACACAAGAATATACTTATGACCTGGTTTTGGTTCCTCATGATAATCAACCTCTTCAAATGTTTTTACAGGTTCTACATATGACATATTTTGTAATTTTGTAGGTGATATCAAAGTATTACTAGAACCAATAAATTGACATTCAAATTCT